GCAAGACGGAGTGGCGGGCTTTGGCAATTCACCCAGCGATGCAATGCACGACTTTGACAGAAATTGGCTCACAAAGTTGCAGGGAGCCGCCGCATGACATCCCGCACCCTGCGCCTGCTGCGCGCTTGCTTGACCCTGCTGCGCGCACTTCCCGCTGCATTGGAGCGCGAATACCTGCGCTGGGCATTGCGCGAGATTCACCCGCTACACCCGGATGTGCCGTTCATCGTCCGGCGCATCAATGAACTGGAACAAGCATGAACACCACCCAAACCGCCCGCGCAGCCCTTGAAGAACTCATGCGCCGCTGCCGTGAAGACGCGCACCAGCCTACCTATCAGACCTGCAGGAAGTGCTGGCCAAGTTCCCGACGCCCTCACCGCCCCCGATGCCGCGTGACCACCTGGCAGGAGGAATGCGGGATGACTGACATCAAAGACGGTGGACCGGCTTTTCCGGTCGAGGTTGACAGCACGCAGCCGCATGGTCGCCAAACGGGCAACAGCGTTTGGCAAGCCTACGGGATCAGCATGCGCGATTACTTTGCGATTCGCGCATCAGAAGATGAGATTGAGCGGCACAAGTACACAGGCCGACAAACGGAAACCGTAGTAGAGGACGGCAACGGAGCGAAGCGGGTGAAAAGAGCCTCCGAAACCGTTTCCCGCGAACAAGCGCGATACAGGTTTGCCGACGCCATGCTTTGCGCACGGGAGGTCAACCATGGCTGAACACAAACACGCCGCAGTGTTGCGGGCTATTGCTGACAAGGGATTGGGCGCGGCTCAGTGGCAAGACGGCAAGAGCTTGATGGGTCAATGGAATGACTGCACTTTCATGATTACGCCGATTACTCATTCTTTTTTGGCGTGGCGCATCAAGCCAGAGCCTAAGCCGGATGTGGTGCGATATGGCTGCGTAGAACTAGACGCATGGGGCTTTCATATGCGCACAGCCCTCAAGCCAAATCTGCGCCTCGTTTTTGACGGCGAAGACCCCCTAAAGCTGAAAAGCGCAGAGGTGCTGCCATGAAGACGCACGATCACGGCGCACAGATCGACACCGAAGCCGAGCCTGATTGCTGGGCATGGATATGCGACATGGCAAAAGCAGCGCGTGACTTGGTGCTGTGGTCTGCTGCGCTGGGGTTGCTGGCGTGGGCGGGTTGGAAGCTGCTGGCATGACGCTTTTGGATAACCCCTACTTCCAGCGATGGATTAGCCAAAGCGCAAGCCGCGTGACTGCTGGGCTGCGCGGTGAGCAAGCGCTTACTGACGGCGCAACCCGCATTCAGTGCATGTCAAGTACCGTTGCAAAAAAGCGAAACCACGCGCTGACGCTGGATAGCGAGCGAGCGGCCACTAACTTATTGGCCCGCTTTCGCAAACCATGCGGACAATAAACATTATTGGCTGTTCGGATAACTCCAAACAGCCTGACGCAGCAGGGAGTTAACTCTCCTCCCTGCACCCTCTCTCAAAGTGTTGCTAGGGATACCAATGCCAATTGAATACACGCAGCTTAAAAACGAGCCGTATGCGCTGGAAGAGTGCAAGCATTGCGGCGCAGGGTTTCCTGAGTTCATGCGCGGGCAAGTGCAAAGCGGATGGCGAAAGTTTTTTGGCATGGCTTACTGCGCTGTGATCTGCCATGAGTGCCGCGACATTACTGGATGGGAGAAACCATCGTTGCATACCTAGGGTTTCCCCCAATAGCAAAACACCGGCAAAGCGCGAGAATTGAGGCTTACTAGGAGCAAGCATGAGCCAAGAGCAGCATTGGCAGACGGTAGGCCAGTGGGAAGAATTTTTTCACACAGATCACAAAGGAAACACAGATGTCAATCGCAACAATGATTCTCGGACAAAGCGGCACAGGCAAGACGGCCAGCTTGCGCAACCTCAACCCGGACGATGTGCTGCTGATTCAAGCGGTGAAGAAGCCCCTGTCGTTCAAGTCAAAAAACTGGCGACCCTGCACCAAGGCTGACCCGCTGGGCTCCACGCTGGTTACCGATAGCTCCCCAGTCATCGTGGGCGCAATGCAGCGCACCAAGAAGCCAATCATCGTCATTGACGATTTTCAGTACATCCTGGCCAACGAGTTCATGCGCCGCGTTCTGGACCAAGAAACCGGCAATGCCGCCTTCGCCAAGTACAACGAGATTGCACGGCACGCATGGGACATCCTCATGGCCGCAGGCAAGCTGGCAGACAACAGCCGCGTCTACATCCTGGCTCACACCCAGCAAGACGAATCGGGCCACGTCAAGGCCAAGACCATCGGCAAGCTGCTGGACGAAAAGATCACGATGGAAGGGCTTTTGACCATCGTTCTGCGTACAGCCGTCATCAACGGCCAGTACCTGTTTTCCACCCAAAACAATGGGATGGACACCGTAAAGAGTCCCATGGGGATGTTTGAAGACGAACACATTCCCAACGACCTTGCAGCCGTTGACGCGGCTATCTGCGAGTACTACGGCCTGACGGCCTCAACCTAACCATTCACACAAAGGACCAACAATGTACGCACTTGACCCCAACGAAGCCCGCAAGGCCGACCAAACCGGAAGCCGTATCTCCGAGATTGGAAAGTATGTCGGCACGTTCACGCAAGCCGAAGACCTGACCGCCGCCAGCGGCACAAAAGGCGTGGGCTTTCGCTTCGATGCCAACGGCCAGAGCGCCAATCTGTCGCTGTACACCACCAAGACGGACGGCACCAAGCTGATGGGCTATCAGGCGCTCATGGCCATCATGACGTGCATGAAGCTGCGCGGCATCGCTCCGAAGCCCGGCACCGTCAAGCATTGGGACAACGAAGCCCGGCAAGAAGTCAGCAAGCAGGCGCAGGTATTTCCCGAGCTTTGCGGCCCGCGTATCGGCCTGCTGCTGGAAACCGAGGACTATCCCAAGAACGACGGCGGCACCGGCACGCGCATGGTGATCGCGGGCATTTTCCAGCCCGATACGGAACTGACGGCCAGCGAAATCCTGGACAAGAAGACGACGCCCGCCCAGCTTGAAAAGATGGTTGCACGCCTGCGCCATCGCCCCGCCAAGAGCGCAAAGCCTGCCGCCCGTGCCACAGCCCCCGCCAGCACCGGCAGTGGCTTTGACGACATGGATGACGACATCCCGTTTTAAGCCATGAACAACATCACCCTCTACCAAGCGGCAGAGGGCGTGCGCGCCCTGCTTGACCAGATCGACCCCGAAACCGGCGAGATGCCGGATGGGTTTGAGCAGGCCCGCGCCATCGTTGCCACCAAAGCCCAGGCTGTAGCGGCCTTTGTGCTGGACAACGATGCGCAGGCCGACATGGTTGAGCAGCACGCCAAAGCCCTGCTAGATCGCGTAAAAGCGGCCCGCAAACGCTCCGAATGGCTGCGGCAATACCTACAGAGCCATATGACGGCTTGCGGCATCACGGAGATTAAATCCGATGACGGCACTTTCAAAGCATCGCTGTCCATCGGGCGGGATGAGTCGGTGGACATTTTTGACGCCGCCCAACTGCCGCAGGACTACATGCGCGAGATTCCCGCGAAGTACGAGCCAGACAAGGCGCTGATTAAGAAAGCCATGAAAGACGGCTTTGATGTGCCCGGTGCGCGGCTGGTCAAGAAAGATCGGCTCACGCTGAAATAGCTCAGGGTAAACACCTATACCCATCCGACAAACCAAACGGCATGATTTAGACATGAACACGAACACTATTGCGCTGGATGCGCTGCGCGAATTGGTAGCGCTGCACGAAGTTGACAAGCAGAAACGGCCCGAACGATACCAAAAAGGAATGGCGCTGGACAAAGCGCTCAATGACGCCAGCGCAGCTATCGCAGCACTAGAGGCAGAGCCGCCCAAACAAGAGGCTGAGCGAGATTGGTCAACTGCGCAAGACTGGAAGGGTATGGACGGGGCCATCGCTTGGCACCTGATAGATCGCCACGCCGATGGGTGGGACGACGTTGGCGCAATGATGAATGCGTGGCTTGCAGCGCAGGCAGAGCCGCAAGGGTGGAGGCCGATCAGTGAAGCGCCGAAGGATGG